TCAGCGAGTCGACGTAATTTTGGAAGATGCATGACCAAAGAATCGTGCACTACGTCGTTTACTGCTGACAGCAGATTAGCTTCCACGTTGACGTTTCAAGATATTGAGACGTTAGGAAGAGTCTCCATTTTGATGGAAGGTGATTGCATTCACGTTCTTGAACATTTAGGTGAACTGGTTGTTCGTTTTATTGAAGAGACAGCCAGAATTTTGGGTGATGACATATGACCCTGTTTGAGCAAGTGGAAAAAGTTCTTGCTGATATGCGTAATGCTGATGCAGCTTCGCAGGCGGATGCAGTGTTGACGCTGGTTTCTGCACAGTTGATGCACGTTGATCATGATGATCCATGGCTTTTGGGCACAAGCGCAGAAGTTATTACCGGTTTTCTTAAGAGTTTGGATAAGCGATGACTAGTTACCACACTAAGCAAATGACTATGCAGCCTGATGGAGGCTTTGGTCATTCTGATGAAACTGATCGTAATAACGAACAAATCATTGCAAGAAAGATTGAGGCTGCGTGGGGATACAAGCTCAGTCGGTATCCGTCTAAGCATCCGATTGATTTTTGGGCTGAAAAGGATGGTTTGTTGGTTGCGCATTTTGAAGTGAAGATGCGAACTCATCCTTCGAACAAGTATCCGTCTGTGTTTCTGAATTCTCGTAAGTATCACAATCTGAATTTGAGTTACACGATGACTGGTACGCCAAGTTATTTCGTTGTTGGTTTCAGCGATGGACGTGTTGGATATATCGCTATTCAGGATGTGATCCCTGGACCGGATATTCGTGTGATTGATGCGCCTCGTAAGTATGGCAACCAGTTTGATAGGGAGCCGGTGCAAGATGTTCCTATTGCTGCGTTGACTTTCCTTGATGAAATGTCGTTTGCGGTATGAGCATTTCTCTTACTTCTAAAATACTGAGGGTTTGTATATCTGCTCTGATATTGGCCTTGTCAGTTGTTGCTGTTCATACTGCTGTTACGTTTCGCGGAACTTCCGCTGTTGATGCGTGTGGTAAGGCTGGTCCTTCTTGCAGGCATTGTTGGCCAGGCCTATCGACAGCGAATTGTCCTAAATGACAGATCAAGAGGAACCAAAGTCAAATAGCAAATCATTTGAAGAGGTTTTGCATTCTGCTGCAGCTGAGCATTATGGCGAAGCCATTTTGATCTCTGGCTGGGTGCTGGTTGCTGAAGTGATTACTGCAGCAGATGGAGATCATGCGTTGGTGACTCTTTCTGACAGTCATACTCCGCCATGGGATGCGTATGGAATGTTGCAGTGGGCTTCTGATGAGATGACCAGTGCCAGTGTCAGTGTGGAAGATGATGATTGATGTCGCATTGTCGCGTGTGGTTTACAGACGATGATGTGACTGTTGGTATTCGATGCATTCATTGCAAGAAAATGTTTACTGCGCCATGGGTTGCGTTTAGTCCTGAAATTCAGATTGCTCATGATTCAGCAGAAAATCATTTAAAAAGGTGTACAAAATCTTCTGTTGATTGTGTTTCTGAAGATATTGATGCTTAACGGTGTACCTGTTTACTGCTCTCATGCGGCATGATAGATACCATGACCGCTCCTAGATTTGGTGGTGGCGGCGCCGTAGGGCGTCGCGATGTTGCTGTGTCCAAAGGCAAGCAGAGAATTGCTCGTTATCTAGGCAATATTGCTGGTGAGGCTGCAGGTCAGGCTGCTCGCCGTTCATCTGCTGAATTCACGCACGGCATCAATATGGCGGCTGATAGTGCCACGGCTCGTATTGAAGATGCTTCAAATAAGGCGTCTCGCAAGATCGCTCGAGGTGGCGTGATCGGCGGTGCTGGTATTGCAGGTGGTCTTGGTTTAGGTATCGCTGGTGGTGTCACTGGCGGTGCTGCGGGTAAGCGTGCAGTTGAGTCATATGGAAATAAGTCGTCTGCTCCACGTGAGCGAGTAATTAAATCTGATAGGAAGCAAAACAATTATGCTCGGCTGGCTGGTGTTGGTGCTCTTACTGCTGGTGCTGGTGTAGGCACAAGTCTGTACGCAAATAACAAAATTAAGAATGCATCAGCCGCTGATGAAAAAGCTTTGAATACGTTGAAGTATCAAGAGCATATGGCTGGCGCTGCTTATAAGAAGACTGCTCATGCTCAGAAGAAAGCTACTGTGGCAATGAATAGTGGTTTGAAAGAGTATGACGCTTTGCATGCTTTTATCTCAGGTCATGGTCCAGATCAGCAATCATTTAGAGACCCTGCAAGTCCTAAAGAGAAAATCAAATACGACCGGACTAATGCCACTCATCGAGCGATGGCTCAAACTCATATTGAAGGCATTTCTGCTCGTAATAGGCATCATCCTTTTGAGGCTCAAGAATCTTGGGAGCGTAACAACGCTGCTCGGACAGCACATGAAAATGCTAAAGCTGCAACGAGTGGTTTTAAGCCTGCTGCTGCTGAAGTGACAGCAAAATACGGTCGTATTGGTCGTAAAGGCAAGATTGGTGCTGCTATTGGTGCTGCTGGGATGTTGGCAGGCTTAGCAGGTGTTGAGCGTAGTCGTCAGTATGGTCCTAAGCCTGTTAAGCCACGTTTTGCTGAGCAAGCGGCGGTTGGTCGTAAGCATGCAACAGATCACGCTAAGGCGAAAGGTGCTGCGTATCGTGCGGGGTTGCCTGCTGGAAATATGAGCAGGGAGCAGATTGATTCGTGGTATGTGAAGGCTCCTGGTGAACGCTGATGGCCGACGATGTGACGTTGCGGCCTCGCGAGGGCACTCTTGATCTGACCACTGTTGCTGGTGATCAGAATCTTTTGGCTGAAGCGGAGAAGGCTGGCCCTTTCCTTGAACTTGGTGCGCTTGGTCTTAAGCGTGCTGCTGGCTATTTGGATGAGGAGTTTCTTCCTCAGATCAGGGGCCGTAAGGGTGTTGAAGTTTTTCGTGAAATGTCGCAGAACGATCCCATTGTTACGGCTTTGCTTTTTTCCATTGACCGGTTGCTTCGTAATGTGGAGTGGCGTGTAGATCCTGCTGGTAAAAGTAAGCAGGATGCTGATGCGGCGAAACTGCTTGAAACTTGTATGGACGATATGTCTCATACGTGGAGCGACTTCATTTCTGAAGTGTTGTCGATGCTGGTTTACGGCTGGTCGTGGCATGAAATTGTTTATAAGCGCCGCAGTGGCATGTGGACCAGTGATAGTAAGAGCCGCTCAAATTACAGTGATGGTCTTGTTGGTTGGCGCAAAATGCCTATCCGTTCACAAGACACTTTGCTGCGCTGGGTTTTTGATGATGATGGTGACACGCGTGGAATGGTTCAGTTAGCGCCGCCTAAGTATCAGACTGTTGTTGTTCCTATCGAACGCAGTTTGTTGTTTCGTTACCGTCATTACAAGAACAGCCCTGAAGGTATTTCGATGCTTCGTGGTGCTTACCGGCCGTGGTTTTTTAAGAAGCGGTTGGAAGAGTTTGAGGCTGTTGGTGTTGAGCGTGATTTGGCTGGTTTGCCGATTGCGAAGGTGCCGGCTGAAATGTTGCGCGCTAAGCCTGGTTCTGATCAGGCGAAAAGTGTGGATGCTTTTAAAAAGCTTGTGAAGAGTGTTCGTCGTAATGATCAAGAGGGAATGGTTTTCCCTATGGCTTACGATCAGGATACGAAGCAGCCGTTGTATTCGTTTGAACTGCTCGGTGGTGGTGGTGCTCGCCAGTTCAATACTGATGCGATTATTCAACGGTATGAGCAACGCATTTTGATGACTGTGTTGGCTGATTTCATCATGGTTGGTCACGAGGGCAGCGGTTCGTATTCGATGCATGTGGATAAGACAGGTATTTTCCGCACGTCATTGAATTCGATTACGCAGTCAATTGCGGACACGATTAACCGTCATGCTGTGCCGAAACTGTTTCTTGCTAATGGCTGGAAGCCATCTGAGTTGCCGAAGATCGTTCCTGATGATGTTGATGCTCCAGATATTTCGGTGCTGGCTTCGTTCATGCAGTCGATGTCGTCTATGGGTGTTACATGGTTCCCTGACGGTAATTTGGAGAACTTCTTGCGTGGGGCTGCGCGTTTGCCTGAATTGGATGATGACCAGTTGGAGCAGCGTCGCCAAATGCAGATGCGTAGTGAGGCGACTCAGTTTGCTCAGATGAATGCTAATTATGTGCAGACTGAAAACTTGTTGCGTCAGTCGATGACCGGTGAGCCGATGCCTGGTCAGGAACAAGGTGGGGTTGCGACTGGTCAGCAATCAAATGTTGCAACGCAGGGCGGTCAAAAATGAGTGATGTTACTGATTTGAAAGCTCGTGCTGCAGCTGCGGGTGCGTGTGCACTTATCTCTGATGGTGATGAGGCTGCTGCGCAGGATTTGTTGCGTATTTATTTGACGGACACGATGCATCAGGTTGGGCCGATGGTTTCGATGCAACGTCTTGTGTCTGCGTCGTTGGGTGTTGCGGTTGCTGCTTGTGGTGCGGATGCTGAAAAGTTTCGCAGCATTGCAAGTAATTTGGCGTTGGAAAGCGGTGAATGGGTATGAGTGAAATGCCTATGGAGTTTTCTGATAAGCGCGAGAACCGTAAGAATGCGTTGAAGCATGTGGCTGCTGGTGCGGCGTTGCTTGGTGCTGGTACTGGCGGTAATGAGTTGTTGAATGCGCGTGTTAAGCGTCGTTCTGGTGCGGCTCATCCTGGTGTGATTGCTTCTGCTGCTCGTTCTGTGTCTGGTAAACCGAATGGTTTTAAGGCTGCTACTCATGTTCCGCATATGGCGGGAAAAATGGGTGTTCGTGGCGCTCAGTTAGCGTCTCTTCCTATTCTGGCTGCTGGTTTGAAGCATGCTGTTACTGGTGCTGATACGAAGAAACTGGATGTGAAGCAGGATGTTGTTCGTCCTGCGGTCGAATATGCGACGTATCAGGATCAGATGAAAAAGGGCCAAGACCGTATTGGTAAGGCTCTTAATGAGTCTGAGCAGTCTCGTCTTTCTCGCCATAAGCAGGTGGGTCGCAATGTGTCTTTGGCTTCTGGAACTTTGGGTTTGGCTGCTCTTGGTTTGCGTACTCCTCAAGCTGCGCGTGCTTTAACTAATCGTGGTGTTAAAGGTCTGGGTCGTCTCGCGGCTAAGGACACTAAAGCAACGAACTTGTCGAACACTTTAGGCGTTGGTGCTTTAGGTATTGGTTCGGCTGGTTCTTTTAACTATGCAGCGCAGCAACGCTTGGAACGTAAAAAGGATGCTGTGGCTAAGGCTGCAATGCAATACACGGCTGAGGAACGCCGGAAGAATCGTAAACTTGCGACTACTGGTGTGGCTGGAGCCGGTGTTGCGATTGCTGGTCCTCATGTGCTGTACGCGCTGAAGGACAGGAGCAACATTCAAGCAGGACGAGGTCGCCCTAAAAAAACTGTTGATATTAATACATCTTCCGTTGTTCCTGATCGAAAGCGCGCTGGAATTGAGTCTGGCGTTAAAGGCCCGCATGCTCCTGCTGCTTTTCCCTCTCGCAATGTTGAGGCGGTTGAGCCTAATCGCCGTGGCGTTTACAACATTGCTAATTCATTTAAAGATGAAAGGCACGCTTCGCGTCTCGCTAATCGTGGTCGATTGTTCAATCGCGGCGCTGCTGCAGCAGCTGTTGGCGGTCTGGCTACTTATGCGGGGGCTATGGGTGTTCTAGATAGCCGCCATCAAAAGAAAAGAAATGAATTGGCTGCACAAAAGCGTGCAGCAAAACAAATGACTGTTACTAAAGGAATACCTACTAAGGCGTGGATTAAGCGCAATAATCTGCCAGTTAACGTGCTAGATCAGGACGGTCCTGACCATTTTATGGTGGTTCATACGAGCAGCCGTATGGATGGTTTACGTCAACGTTTTCATCGTGACGAGTTGCGTTATGCAACAAAAAACCAGACACGCTTGACTCCTGTGTCTGCTAAAGCGCAAGCGAAGCCAACTCAGATGCAGTTTGATTTTGGTAAAAATCTCAATATTGAAAAAACGCTATACCGAGGTATGAGCATTCAAGGAACAAAGAATGCTTTAAAGCATGGATTTAAGACTACAGCGACAGGAGACATTGGTCCTGGTGTTTACACGTCTCCAAGCAAACTGGCAGCTACTTCTTATGCGCTTCCAAAGGGTAACGGCTCCTTGGCGTCATTGAAAGGTCATCGCGGTAAGCGAATTGGTCGACTGCTAACTATCAATGACGAAGGTGTAATGCCAATTGCCCGTGGACAAGGTGGACGAGAATTTCCAAACGGAAACGGGGGTTGGTCTGTATACGAGCAAGTAACTCTTCGGCCTGAAGACTTGACTCGCGAAAGAATTACTCGTATTCAAAACGTCAATCGAACAACGTATAACCGGCTAAAAACTAGAACAGACTATGAACCTGGCGGTTTTCTTCACGGCGAAAATTCAACAACCCATGTACAAAAGCCTGATTCTCCAGCCACGAGATTGTCTGCCTTAAAGGAAAGAGCTAGTAAGCCGCTGGTTCATCCACGTTTTGGCGTGACTAATGATGCCCCTATAGGCGATTGGCGTAAGCAAAGAAAAATTGAAAGCAATATAAACAGCAAGTTTGCGCGTAACGGTTCTTCAAGTTTTAAGGAATCTGGAGTTGGCAAATCTTTCCTTAAAGAGAACCGTAATCGTTTATCTCCTGAGGCTGAGGCTGGTTACCGTCATCTGCGTTCTGAGCGTAATGAGAACAGGGCTGCTGCAGTAGGTAACGCCAGTGTTGCTGGTTTATCTGGCTGGCTGTTAAGCCATGAGGCTCGTCATCGTCCTCTTAATAAGCCGGCTGTTGCTGTGACTGGTGCGTCTGCTTTGGCTGCTGGTTATGGGGCGCTGCATGCTTCTCGCGTTGCTAATCGTCGCAATAAGAGCATGAACAGGATTGAAGATAAGGCGCGTGCGCGTGCTGCGGCTGG